GTACGAGGCGATGGTGCAGTGGCACAAGCAACGCTCGGCAATGCAGGAGGTCGGCGGGGATCTCGAGGCCTACAAGGCCAGGATTCGCGCCGACTATCTGGAAGAACTTCGGACGGGACGGGTCACTGACGAGATTGGCGCGGACCCTCCGCGGCAATCGAAGCCGTCAAGCCCTATGCCGTCCAATTTGAGCGCGGCGCGCAACGTCGGCTCCCGAAACGGCGCGGCCTGGTCTGGGCCTGCGTCCATCAAGGACATCCTCGGCAATCGATAGCCGGGGCTTTAGTTTAGGGGCCGATCATGGCCGATACAGTTGTCGCAACGGGCCTACGGGTCCAGCGCTGGGAAGACAAGTTTTTCACCGAATATCTGACGGAAAACAGGTTCTCGGAGTCGATGGGCTCGGACGAGAACGCGGTGATCCAGGTCAAGGAAGTCCTCGGTAAAGGCAAGGGCGATTCAACGACCCTTGCGCTCGTCAACCGGCTCACCAACGCCGCCGTGACGGGCTCGAACATGCTGGAAGGTTTCGAGGAGGACATGTCCTCGCGGAGCCAGCGCGTGTACATCGACAAGCGGCGCAACGCCGTGCGCATTGCCGAAATGGAGGAAATCAAGTCGGCGATCGATCTGCGCGACGCCGGACGGGCCACGTTGAAAGACTGGGCCATGAAGGACACCGAGCAACTCATCATCGACGCGCTCGGGTCGATCGACGGCATCGCCTTCGCGACGGCGTCGGCGGCGCAGCGCAACACATGGAATACGTCGAACTTCGACCGCGTGCTCTACGGCGCGGCACGCTCCAACAACGGCGCCACGGCGGGCGCGGTGACGCACGCAAACGCGCTGATCACCATCGACAACACGGCCGACAAATTGACGCCGCAAGCGTTGTCGCTGATGAAGGAAATGGCCGTCCTTGCCGACCCCAAAATTACGCCGATCCGGGTCGAGAAGACCAAGGGCCGGCGGTACTACGTCGTCTATGCCAACAGCCGCGCCTTCCGTGATCTCAAGACGAATACGACTATCACGCAAGCGCAGCGAGAAGTCTCTCTTGAGGTCGAGAACAACCGGCTCTTCGAGGGCGGCGACATCCTCTGGGACGGCATGATCGTCAAGGAAGTGCCGGGCATCGGCTTCACGACCAACGGCACCATCGAGACGGCTCCCGTGTACCTGTGCGGCGCACAGGCGGTCGCAACGGTCTACGGGAAGCGTTGGTCGACGGTGACCAAGACCTTCGACTACGGCGATAAATACGGAATCGCGATCGAAGGGATCATGGGCGTGAGAAAAATCCAATTCGGCACGGGCGCCAACGATACCGACGTGCTGAAGGACAATGGGTGCGTCACGGGGTGGTTCGCAGCAGTAGCTTCGGCGTGATAGGCACTTAGCCGAAGGAACTGGCTTATTCAATATGAGCCCAAGTTTGCCGTTTGACAATGAAATTCACGCACCCCTGCGTGACTCCAAACAGCTCGGCGACCTCGTATTGATAAACACCGGAAGCGCAGAGCCGGCGGATTTCCCGAACCTTCTCGGGCGTCAGCTTCGCGCTTCCGTTCTTCTCCCCTGGGCTGGGGTAGTTCGGAGCTTTCCGGCCAAGGACGCGGAAGCTGTGTCTCAGGTTTTCCGAAAGGGTCATGACTTCAAGATTGGCAAGGCGGTTATCGGTCTTCACGCCGTTCTTGTGGTTGATGCACAGGCCATCCGGAATCGGGCCGACAAGCGTCGTGTAGACGAGCCTATGAGCGATAACCCGCTTTTTGATCCCATCCTTCCAAAGCCAGTAATCGCAATATCCATGCTTCTTCTGGTGCGGTTTAATAATGAGGTCATACGGCTTTCCAGACGGCGTCTTGACCCTCTTCAGGCGACCAAGCGTTGAGATTTTGTAGGCGTCGAACCCGGGGACACTCTTCCAACGTTCCATTTTCGATCTCCCTCTCGAACCGGCTAATTAAGAGGGATATTCACGCAATGGTCAAATACCGCTTCATCGACGACGAGCCAAAGGAGAAACCCGTGGCACGCTTCCGTTACATAGGCTCGGACGACATCGGCCGGGCGGACAAAATGAGTCTCTACGGCACCAATTTTAAAATGGGCGAAGTGTCGGAGGTCGATAACGAATACGGCGCGCAAAAGCTGCGCACGGTCTGGAAGGGCGCGTTCGAGGAAGTCGAAGGCGACGATGACGACGAGGACAAGCCGCGTCGCGGGCCAGGCCGACCGCGCAAGACCGACGAGGAGCGCGAGGCCGAGAAGGCCGAACGCGAGGCCGACAAGGCGCAGCGCGACGCCGAAAAAGCCCGTCGCGCTCCTGCTCGCGACGACGCAAAAGCGCAGCGCGAGGCCGAAAAGGAAGGCGCGCAGCCGAAGGGTGCCGAATCCGGCACCGACGAGACCACCTTTGAAGAAGGGGAGCCTTTCTGATGGGCATTTTCAAGTCTGACAAACGCGACGCACGGGCCGGAGAAACACCGACCGTTCTCTCATCCGACCAAGCCCAAAAGGGCTATCCGGTCGCCTCTCCGGTTTCGGGCGGTTCGCTTTGCTGCTCGATCGGCACGCTGAAGATTTCGGAAGCTCCGGTTGCCGGCGACGTCTGGCGCATGGTGCGCATCCCGGCCAACGTGACGATCGTCGGCGGCACCGTGTTTTGCGACAATTTCGAGGGATTGGATCTCGATTTCGGGTGGGAGGCGAACGGCGACATCGACGCCAATCCGACCGGGCTCGGCGACTTCGGCGTTCTTGCCGCTGACACGGCGGCCGGCATCAAGACGGCAAACGGTTATCAATTTCCGCTCGGCGCCGGCGGCTCGTTCGAGACCTTCAATCAGCCGACGACGCTGGTGTTCACGGTTGCGGCTCCTCCGACAACCTTCGCCGAGGGCAAGATTGCCGTGCGGGTCGACTACCGCGCACGGGATTGGTAAGGGGCTCGACGATGCCAAGAAGCTCGCTTGAGCTGATAACCCGTGCTTTGGAGCGCCTGCAACGGGTCGGCGCGGGCCAAGACCCGTCTGCCGAGGATGCGCAGCTCTTGCGCGACAACCTGATGCCGCTGCTGGAAGAGTTGGCGCAGCAAGAGGTGATCTTCGTCGCCGACGTCGAGGCGATTCCCGAGATAGTCTTCCTGCCGCTGGCCGCCCGGCTGGCGGCGGAAGTCTCGGTCGATTTCGGGCTCGGCGCCGTCGATCAGCCGACCATCAACAAGCTCAACGAGCGCTTGCGGCTGACGTGGGTCGGGAAACCATTGTACGTCGTACAACGTGCAAACTATTTCTAGGGGTCGCGAATGCCCTCGACGCCGATCGACTTCCCGCAATCGAGCTTCCCGTACTTTTACGGGAATCACCCTGCGGAATCACAAGGTCGGTTATTAAACTTGTACGTCGAGCAGGAACAGCAACAGAGCGTCTACAAGCGCATTCCCGGCACCGCCTACTTTACCGACGTCGGCGTGAACCAGCCGCGCGGCTTCATCGAATCGGACGGTTTTGTGTATGGCGCCTATGAAGATTGCGTCGTCAAAATCCGCCCGGACGGGGAGGTGACGAATATCGGCGACCTCCCCGGCAACGACCTCGTGACCTGGGGCAAGAACAACCAACTCGCGACGCCGCCGCGCGGGCTCGTGGTCGTGTGCGAGAACGGCGCCTATTCGGTGACGCCGGACGCGGTGGCGCCGTATCCGGACGGCGACCTGCCGGGGGGCCCGTCGAGCGTCTGCCATCTCGACGGCTACCTGTTTTTCACCTACGGCAGCGGACGCATTTACGCGACCGGGCTCAACGAGTTGGCGGTCGATCCGCTCTCGCTGACGACGGCGGAATCGAACCCGGACGGGCTCTTGCGCGGCATCGTGTCCGGGCGGCAACTGTTCGCGATGGGGCCGGCGTCGATCGAGGTCTATCAGGACGCCGGCACAAGTCCGTTTCCGCTCGCCCGCTCGGCGGTGATTCCGGTCGGGTTGATCGGCACATTCGCCGCGGCGGGCGGCAACGAGACGGACGGCTGGGACTCGGCGCCGCTGTTTGTCGCCGCCGACGGCACGGTGCGGCAGTTCAAAGGCTACGAGCCGGTCATCGTCTCGACGCGGGCCGTCGAGCGCTTCATCGAGAGCGTCGAGGACCCGGAGACGCTGACCGCCTATGTGTATACGTTTTACGGGAACTCGATCTGGGGCCTGCGCGCCAGTGGCGCAACGCCGCAAGAGCGGTGCTGGGAATACAACACGTCGACCGGCCATTGGCACGAACGGCAATCGCAGGGCTCGTTCACCTGGCGCGGCCATCGCACCGTCCGGGCGTTCAACAAGTGGCTCGTCGGCGATGTCCTGTCGACCGAGTTGCGCGCCATCGAACCGACCATGCAAACGGAACACTTTGACCAGATTCCATGCCGCATCGAATCCAAGCTGATGCGCAATTTTCCGGAACGGCTGGCCATCGCCCGCGCCGACTTTTCCTTCGCGCAAGGCGTCGGTATCGCGACCGGGCTCGATCCGATCCAAACCGATCCGGTCGCCGAAATCTCATGGTCGGACGACGGCGGCGGGACATGGTCGCGGCCGTTGCGGCGGACAATGGGGCGGCAGGGCGAATACGGCTGGGACGTGCGTGTCAACCGCACCGGGCTGACGACCAAGGCGGGGCGGCGCTGGCGGGTCGATTTCGCCGACACCGTGCCGGTCACGTTTTTGGGCGGGACGATGGACGTCGAACCGAGAGCGGCCTGACACATGGCAAAGCCGCCGCCGATCCCGGAATTCAACGTCGCAGTGGCGCAAATTCCGACCGGCATCATGACATCGGTGTGGTGGGAGTGGTTTCAACGCTACGTCCGGTGGAGCGAGGATTGCTGCGAGGCCGCGGGCGGCGGCGGAGGTGGCGGGGGCGTGACGTCGGTCAGCGGGACGGCGCCGGTCGTGGTCACGGGCACCGCGCTGCTGCTCGATCCCGGATCGGGCGTTCCCGACGAAGAACCCGTTGCGGAGACAATGGCGGGCACGGCCCGACCGATGTCGGCGGGCGCCGTCACCGTCTCGATGCCGCCGGCCACCGGTTCGCAAAACGGCTACCTGACCTCGAGCGATTGGACGGCCTTCAACGGCAAGGCGCCGCTCGCCTCGCCGCTCTTCACAGGCGATCCGCGAGCGCCGACGCCGACCGCCGGCGACAACGATACGTCGATTGCGACGACGGCTTTTGTGACCGCTGCCGTGGCGGTGGGTGGCGGTGGGCTCACGGCGGAAGATGTCGATGATCGGGTCGCCGGATTGCTCGTCGCCGGCACCAACGTCACGCTGAACTATAACGATGTCGCCAATACCCTGACGATCAATTCAACGGCCAGCGGCGGCACGCCCGTCACGGACGGCGACAAGGGTGACATTGTCGTCAGCGCGAGCGGCGCGACGTGGCTGTTCGATTCGACGGTCGTCACGGCGGCGGCCAAGACCGTGCTCGACGACACCTCGACGGCGGCGATGCTGACGACGCTCGGCGCTGCGCCGCTCGCCTCGCCGGCCTTCACCGGGAACCCCACGGCCCCGACGCCTACGGCCGGCGACGAGGACACGTCGATTGCAACGACGGCCTTCGTCCAGGGCGCAGTCGATAGCGCGACCGGCATGGTCGGCCTGCTCGGCTATTTCGATTACACGTTCAACGGCAGCGCCTACACGCCGCCGCCCATCGCCGGCAACTTCAGGATGAACAACGCCAACCAGACGTTGGCGACGCATGTCTACCTCCACGAGCAGACCGCGCCCGCCAACGACGCGGCGCTGATGCTGGCGCAGATCGCGGTCGGCGATAAGCTGCTCATGCAGAAGAAGAGCGATGCCACCAAGTGGCGGCGCTACACGGTTGTCTCGTCATCCGACGCGGGCACCTATTGGGATTTCACCGTCACCTATGTCGACGGCGGAGCGGCGCTCGACAATGCGCGGACGGCGATCGTCGTGCAGAAGCAGGCCAGCATCAGCGCCGGCGGCCTGCAAAACGACGGCTGGAACGGCTCGACCACCTATGCGCCGGGCTCGACCACAGTTGTGTCAGGCGACGAGGGCAAGCTCTTTGCGATGGCGCTCGGCGCGGCGGCGGTGTTCACGCTGCCGGCGATTGCCGGCCTCGCGGAGGGCTGGCGGGTGCTGCTCAAGGCGACCGGCGGGCCGTCTGCCTTCCAGACCAACTACGTCACGGGCGACGCGGCCATCGCCTACAACGGCGTTAACCAGCTCGTCGGCGCCGCCAACCGCATGTGCCTGATCGGCGGCGGCGAGATTCTGCGGTTTCGCAAGAGCGTCAACCATTGGGATGCGGAAGTCATCCACAACCCGGCGCGCGGGTCATTTACGGCAGCAGTCGATGGTCTTGCGTTGGCAGGAGGGTGGTCGAATACATCGTTGACGCCGGTCAAACTGACCGCGTCGACCATCACCTCGACGCCGACCGGTTCGGGATCGCGCTCGGATTGTGGCATCGTGGTGCCGGTCAGCGGGATTTATCGCTTGCAGGGCAAAGCGTTTGTGGATGCGGACGGGGTCGGCGGCGCGACGCAGGGCCATGTCTATCTTTCGTTCGGCGACGGGGCCGGCTACGACGCGCTCTACAACAACAAGTACATCTGGAAAACCATCGGCGGCGAATATGTGACGGTGGCCGCCACGCGCTACCTGACGCAGGGCGACATCAGCGCAGTCTGGATGTTCACGTCGGCGACAACGCTCGTGACCTGGGCGCAATCGAATTTCTATTACGCCGAACTCATCAGCCGGTAGGGATCGGAACAATGGGCATTTTTGACATCTTCAGCGGCGAGAAAGGCCGCAATACGGCCATCTGGTCGGCCGCTAACACGTCGCAAGGTGCCAATGTCCAGCGCGACTATCTCAACACGGGCGCTGAGCAGAGCCTCGCGGCGCTCGGGCAGGGCAACCAGACGGCCCGCACCGAACTTGGCCAGGGCTACAATGCCGGGATGCTGGGCTATGGCAACTCGACGCTGAACGCCATCCAGAACCAGCAACAGACGACCGGCATTGCCGATTCCTATCTTTCGGGGCTCGGCGCCGAGGCCAATCGCGGCTATTCGGCCTACGGCGATGCGGCGGGCGTCAACGGTGCCGAGGGACAGGCGCGGGCGCGCTCGAATTTCCAGACCGGGCCGGGTTATCAATTCGGCGTCAATGAAGCGGTCAACGCCGCGACGCGCGGCGCCAATGCGGCCGGCATGGCCGCGTCAGGCAATACGGTCGACGCGACAACGCGGCTCGGCAGCAATCTCGCCAACCAGGAGTGGGGTTCCTACGTCAGCCGGCTCAACCCTTACCTCGACAAGGCGACGCAGATTGCCGGCCGGCGCGGCGACTATCAGCAACACCTGGGCGATCAGTATTCGCAGATGATGAGCCAGTACGGTCGCGATTACGGCAATGCCGCCATCGGCCAGGGCCAACAGCTCGCGGCGCTCGGCTCCGGGCTCGGGACATCGCAGGCCGGCATTTACTCCGACCTGTCGAAGAACCTGTCGAATGTCACGGGCAGCGAATACGCGGCGCTCACCGGCCAAGGCCAGGCGGGCCTGCTTGCCGGCCAGACCGCCAACGCCAACACCTGGAACGCGGGCATGGGGATCGCCAACCTCGTCGCCGACAATGCGTCGAAGGCGTCGAGCCTGTTCAAGTAGGAGCCGACGATGGTACAGAATTTCGGGCCGCCCTTAATTGACTTCTCGCCGCTCGGGCAGCTCGGCGAGCGCTATGACCGCGGCGTCAGGCGCGATCGCGAGGCCGCGACGGCCGACGCACGCCAGAAGGCGCTGGCCGGCTTCGGCCAAAACGGCGACCTTGCGGCGCTCGGCACCACGCTCCTGCGGGCCGGCGACCTCGAGGGCGGCATGCAGGCGCTGCGGATGGCGCAGGCCGGACAGGGCACGCCGTGGCAGCGCGAGCAGGCGGCAAAAGAGCAGGAGCGTTACGAGGCGGGGCGCGCCGACACTGCGGAAGAGCGGCGAAAGGCCGACGAGCGTTACCGCGAATCGCTGACGCGCGCCGACCGGCCAAGGTACGAACCGAACCTGAAGGAAGATGGGCGCGGGCTCGGCGGCATGATGGGCGGGCGGGTCTTTCCGGACGGGAAGATCATCTACGACGACGGGACCACCAATTTCGGACCCGGTCCGCAGTCGGGCGGGGCGGGCGATCCGAATGTACCCTCCATCGGTGGCGTGCCGGCGCAAGGCTCGGGCGTGCCGGGAACGTCCGGACCGGGTCCGGTGACCGACACCGGCCAGCCCGAGTACGGCTATGCGATCCCGGGCACGGGGGCGCGCTATCCGCACGGCACGATCATGCTGCCGAAGGGCGCTCCGGCGCCCGTCATCGCACCGCCGCAGGGCCGGGCAGCGGTGGCGGCACCGCCGGTCGTCACGCCGCCCGCCGATGTGCCGGCGCAAGGCGCGCAGCCGAACCAGGCACTGGCGCCGCCCGCGCAGGCAGGACAAACGGCAGTTGCGGCGCCCGCTGCGCCGATCCAACGCCGCGCCTCACGCGCCGACCCGCTCGAACCCGATACCGCGCCTTTCGTGCGTGCCGCGCCGCCGAACACCAACGTCAAGGAGTGGGTCACGGCGGAAACCAAGCGGCTGCAATCGCTGGCTGGCGGCGAGGGTCCGACCACGGACATGCGCAACAAGTTGGCCAAGGCCCGCCAGGTCGCGCCGTTGGTTGAACGGGAACTCAACAACCTGAACAAGTTGGTGCAGGAAAGCGGAACGGAATATTTCCCGGGCGCAGTCAAGGCGGAAATGCAAACGACTTACGGCAACCTTTTGATGCAACTGAAGGAAATGTACGGGCTCGGTGCCTTGCAGGCCAAGGACATCGAGATGGTCGAGAAACTGCTGACCGACCCGACAGCGAGCGGATGGAACCCGCTCGAGGCGGCCTATAAGGGCATGACGCAAAAGGGTGTCACGTCGGCGCAAGTCGCCAAGGTGAAGCAGATTCTCCGCGATGGTTTGATCGAGGCCGAAAAGAA